TGCGTTAGTATCACTAGCATTTAAAGTATTTAAGTTTACTGTACTAAATGAAGGAGAAGCACTTGTTCTTACATCTTGATTTAAATAAGAAGATAACCATGTAGCTCTAGTACCTAAATAAATATCACCATTAAATGTACCATTACCACTTTGATCAACTTGAAATACATTAGATCCTCCTGCATTTCTAAAAATCCACAAATTTCCTGATTGAAAATACCAGTGATTACTATGATATTGAATCTTACCAGAATATTCTCCATCCCAATTGGAACTATCCGCTCTCCAAGAACCATGAGTTCTTAATGATGTAGTAGAATTTCCATCAAAATAATAAGTTGTATCAGCAGAGTCGTAATAAATAGGTGCTCTAAAACTAGCAGTAGAGTAGACAATACCATTAAAAGTAGAATCTGCATTATTACCGTAAGCAAAATTAGCACCTCCATAAGTAGATAAGCCATATACTGGAGTATTCCCCTCTCCTTGTCCCCAACCACTAGGATGCCCAATACCCACCTTATTGTAAAGGTGCATATACTCATTTGTAAAACGTCCACGAATACCGTAAACATTTAAGGATTCTCCTCCTGAAAAGTAAGTAGTACCTGCTATTGTTTGTCCTCCAGAGGTAGTAATTACGTTTGCAGGAATACTAGTGATTGCATAACTCCCGATGTTACCTGTGTGTATAGACTGGTAACCGCCTATTGTGGTATTGGATAATAAATTAGCCATTTATCTTTTTGTTTAATTCTTGGACTTGATTAGTTAATTCTTTTACTGCACCTATAAGAGCAGCAGTTAAGCGAGAGTAGTTGACCCCTACAGGTTCTCCGTTCTCATCATATTGTACAAATTCTGGATACACTTCAGCAACTTCTTCTGCAATAAGACCTAGTTCTGTGGTCTGAGACCCAATCTTATTGTAAGTGACTGGTCTCAAATTTACTACCTTTTCTAAATTTCCCTCGCTTATTTCTATATTTTCTTTTAGTTTAAGTGAAGATGATTCTGTAAGGAATCCACCTATATTTAAGTTTCCAGGAAAAGAAGTGTTACCTGCTCCATCTAATAGTGTAGCAGTTCTAGTTAAATTACTAAACACTCCTGTGTATTGTCTTACATAAATAGGTTCAGTACCATCATCAGAAGTTGCAATTTCAAGATACCCAGCATTAGTAGTAGTACTGTTTGCATATATTCTCCAAAAATCGTTAATTCCTACTGTTCCTTGTAATGCTGTACCTACATCATTTACAAATAATATAGTTCCACTCATTGTGCCTCCAGCAAGAGGAAGCTTAGTAGCAATACTATTAGTTACTGTAGTAGCAAAGTTTGAATCATCTCCTAAAGCAGCAGCCAATTCATCAAGTGTATCTAAAGCACCAGGTGCTCCTGCAATTAAGTTGTTGATTTGGGTTGTTACATAAGATGTAGTAGCGTAACTATAAGAAGCATGATTTCCCCATGAGTAAGCTGTATCCCAGTTAGACTTATTATAACCACTAATTGCATTAGCTCCATTAAAGAAGTTTTGAATCTGTGCGTCTGTATAAGCATTTGTTATACCATAACCAGATATGGTTGTAGGTGTACTTGTAATAGTAGACCAAGCTTGAGTATGCGCAGTTACACTTGTAAGATAACCCGCAGAGGCATGATTACCCCATCCGTATGCAGTGTTCCAATTTGAAGAGTTACCTCCAGAAGCAGTAACAGTACCAGCAAAGTCACCACTACCTCCAAAAGTAATATCGTTGTTATTAAGGTTACCCATAAATAACCAACGAGAGTTTGCTTGTTGTGCCCAACCAGTGCTATTAGTTCCAGAACCATTTAAAATATAAAAATAATCACTGTTAACATGAATCATAGCGGATCTATGATCAGTATCTTGAAGATACAATGTTGGATTATTATTATTAATATAGAGACCAGTATTTGTACTTGCACCTCTAGAAGTTACACTCTGTAAGGTATCGGTCTCAGTATAACCTGTAATATAACCAGCAGGATTAGAGTCTGAATAAGCGTTTCTCCATACTACAGTATCTCTATTAACATAAGAAGAAATATCATTTGTACCAATAATAGACCAACCTTCCCCATATGTTCCTCCATCACTCCCACTATAACCAAGCCAAAGATCCCTAGCAACAATTACAGGGTAGCTCCAAGAACCTCCGTAGATAATAAATACTGTCTTTCCTGAACTATTTCTTGCTACTTCAATAGTAGGTTTGTACTGAGGGTTAGAACCATGAGCTTCAAAACCTTCAAAACCTCCATTAGTTTCTGGATTCCAGTAACCCCCTAAATCAATTTTACTTTTATGGTTTGTAGAACTATAATTACCAAAAATTTCAATAGTAAAACCTCCCATCTGATAATCATCCTGTGGAACATTAGTCTCAATAATATAGTAAGTAGACCCTCCACTATTATCTGAACGAGAAGCTAATACTCCAGATGCTGTTTTTACGGGATTACTTGTACTAGCAGTAAAACGTTTTTTAATTACAGAAGCTTCAGAAAATGACAAACTACCAGTCATGGTATCACCTGTAGTATTAACCCATATATCTGAAACCGAAGTTAAAAATCCTTGTGAGTTAACCCAAGATTGTGTAGCAACAAGGTTACCACCAAAATATCCATTCATGTAGATATTACCAGATACATAAAGATTATTACCTTCACTACCTGCTCCTATTTGTACATGATTGCCAGTATTTTGATATTGTAACCAGAGGTGATCTGCAGCAGCACTTTCAGCAGATTTACCGTAAATATGTCTTACCTGAATTCTACCATCACCAGTTCCTCCTACATTAAGCCTTGCAGCAGAAGCATTCCAAGCAGTAGCAGAAGTTATAGTTACATCATTACCCATTGTTATTGGGCCTCCACCGTAGATATAAGGAGTAACTAAATAAGTGTCAACATAATGAATACCAGTTGTTCTGGAGTTCCCATTTATGTCTAGTTTGTATCCAGGACTGGTAGTCCCAATGCCGACATTACCTGCACTATCAATAACAAAATCAGCTGTACCAGAAGAAATAGCACCACCATCCCCAAATGAAGGATCTGTAGTCGAGTCTACAGATCTAATAATTGCAAACTTATTAACATTTAGACCGCTAGTAAGCATAAATCTTCTAGCTGAACTTGTCCATCCACTGTCTGCATTTAAGATTAATACTCCATAGTTACCATAACGATTAGATGAATCATATCTCATCGCATAACCACTTACTCTAGTAGTGTATGTTGATGAAGTCGTACTGCCATAAGAATTACCAAGATTTGTATTTCCTTGAACTGAAAGACTATCAGTTGGACTAAAAGTTCCAATGCCTACACTACCTCCATTAAAATGAGTTATTCCGTTAGATCTAAGAGCAATAGTTGTTGATCCAGCTGATGTACTTGCAAACAAACCAGCATCTATTCCCCCATTTACATAGGCATTGATATTACCTGCCACGTGAAGTTTTTCATTTGGACTAGATGTGCCTATACCAACATTACGAGTAGAACCTTTAATTGCTAAAGCATTACCTGAGTAAGTATCAATAAAGAAATCATCTAAGCCATAATCTCCAGTACCTATTATAGTATCTGAATTTCCTCTGTCTCTAAGAGTTATTCTTGGTCTGCTTAAAATATCTAAAAGTATTCCATCAGCAGTAGTGTCACTATAAATATTTAATTTTGTTGATGGTGCAGTAGTACCAATACCTACATTACCTGAAGAGTTAATAACTACTAAGTTAGCAGTACCACCATTGGGTCTAAAATTAAATCCTTGGCCTGTAGCTGCCATAAAATACATGCCATCAGTAGTATTATTAGCAGCTAATATTCTATTAGAACCATCACCGTTATATCCAAAAGATACTGAACGATACGCTCCACCATAAGTTGCATCAGTTCCTATATTTACACTATTAACAGAAATATTAGTAGAGGTAGTTGCTCCTCTACCTGTTACACTTGCAAGTGTATCAGTTTCTGTGTAAGAAGTAAGATAACCTGGTCCGTTTGTTAATTGATTTAAGTTAGTTAAGTTACCAGCATGCCAAACTGTATTGTTCTTCCAAGTTAGTGTATTAAAACCAATTGCTAATCCATTAGCAGCTGTTGCACTAGCTACACCATATCCAGCTGTAATAATAGCAAATTCAGATTGAGAACCATCTGTGTCAGCAGCTAGAGTAAAAGTTCCATAAGCTTGAAGCAATCCATAAGATAAAGCAGTTGGTTGGGAGTTTGCAGCAGCAGCAACCCCATTGCCCATTAATAATGCTCCCGTAAGAGTACCCCCTGCTAGTGGAAGCTTAGCGGCTATACTGTTTGTAACAGTTGTTGAGAAGCTGGCATCATTGCCTAAAGCTGTTGCTAGTTCTCTAAGAGTATCTAATGCACCAGGAGCAGAGTCTACTAAAGCAGCAACAGCATTGTTGACATATGTCTGTGTAGCATAACTAGTTAAACTAGAAGAGGTTAGATAAGCTTGAGATGTAACCCAAGATTGTGTAGCTGCAAGAGCTCCATTAATAGTAATAGTTCCCGAGGTAACCACATTACCCCCTACTATAAGTCCGTTCTTTACGATAAATTCATTAGACATGTCTTAGTATTTATATTTCCAAACAAATCCGTATGCTAACTTCTTAGTTCCACGAATACACTTTCCTATATGACTATCATCATAATTTAAAGTAGAAGCTATGTTTTTTATGGTAGTCTTCCACTCCCTTACTACAGAATTATCTAGTGGATTAATCTGTAGTATACCACCATGATTCTTTAATAGATTCTCTTCTCTAGTCTTTAAACAGGCCATCTTATAAGTGTCAGGTTTGATTTTATTTTGATTAGCTATTGCTATTTTCTTTTTAGCTTCCTCAGAACAAGCATAGTTAGACTTTTTTGGAGCCCTTCCTTTCTTTGCTAAACTCATAAGTTTTTTTGTTTCCTCGGATCTTTTTTGACCTAAGTGATGACTGCTTCTTTTTAATTTGGTTTCTTCTGTATCTACTCTACCAAAAGTACCATCTCCACCTGCAGTCATGTTCATACCTAAAGGATTGTTTTTGTAGAAAGTATTTAACAAAGTAATATACTCAATTTCTTTAGTAGAAAGTAAGTCGGGATTACATGTTTCTAAAACTTCTAAAGTATGGTTTTCCCAACCATACTTTTTTATACTATTGTAAATTAAGGGTTGCTTCTTACAGTTACAGTTTCTGTAACAAGAAGTTCTACTAGACAAGCACATAGTTTTACCTATGTAAACTTTTCCATTAGGGTTTGTGATTTTGTAAATTGTAGCTTGCTTCATTTTTTATTGTTTTCACTATCCAACAATGTTCATTAAAAATATTTATAACTCATTACCATCGTATAAGGATTGGCACTTGAGTTTACTGCGTTAATTCTTGCATCTGAGCCCACTAGAGAGCTTGTAAAGTTAATAGCAGTAGTTGACCCTATATCAGGTGTAGTTGTTTCAGTGTGAGCAATTGTAGGCGTTCCTGACTGATTCCAAGTAACTATAATT